AACGCTTGATGCAAAGCCAGCCAAAACGCCAGTGTCTGTGTATCCAATTGTTCCAACTTGCAGTTGACCTTTTGAGGAAACTGGAGAGCCGCCAATGGCTAAATTTGTTCCGTCAAATGTCAAATTTGCTGAACCAGCCAATGCGCCACTTGAGTTGTATTGGATTTGAGTGTTTGAACCGCCGATTGGTCCAGTTCCTTTTGTTGCCAACACTTGCACGTTGCCTGACGCATCTTTGTAGAACAACTTGCCATCGAAGTAGTTCAGCGCCAATTCAGCGCCTTGAGCACTGCTTGTCAAGTTGGCGGCAGATGGAGAGTTTCCAGTTGTGCCACTTGCGTAAATCAGGACCGGTGTAAATCCGCTTTGAGACATGTTTTTTCCTTAGAAAGCACCGCCAGAAACGCCACCCGTAATTGTGCCATTTGCTGCGTTGCAAGTTATTGAAGAGTTTACCAATTGTGGGAGGTTTCCACTAGTGGCAGTAACGAATGTCAGGTAGTTTGTTGCCCCTGTCGTTGCGGCGGTGATGCCAGTGTTTGTTGCATTCGTTGCGTTTGTGACTGCGGTTGAACCAATCACAGCAACAACTTGCGCAGCAGTTGCGGCAGTGAATGCCGATGTTCCGTTGCCATAGGCCAAGCCAGACAAAGTTGCCACGCCAGTACCACCATTGCCAACCACCAGCGTGCCAGCCACGGTCACCGCACCAGAAGTCGCTGTAGATGGCGTCAAACCCGTTGTGCCAAAGCTGATTGACGTGACGGGTGCTGTGCCACTTGAAGCCGCTGTCAGGCGGCCATAGGCGTCCACAGTGATGCTTGCGTTGGTGTATGAGCCTGCGGTCACGGCGGTGGCAATCAGCGCCAGTGTGGGTGTTGTGCCGCCTGTGCTGCTGATCTGCGCCGCCGTGCCGCTGACTGAGGTCACATAGCTGCCAGCAGGCTGCTTGCCGTTGAAAGTGTTCCAGTCGGTGCTGCTCAAGTAGCCGTTGGTGCTTGTTGTGGCCTGTGTAATGCCAATCGTTGGTGTCGTGCCGCCAGTCGTGGTGATCGGTGCACTCACGCCAATTGACGTCACTGGCGCTGTGCCATTTGATGCTGCTGTGATCTGGCCTTGAGCGTTGACCGTGAGTGAGGCATAGGTGTAGCTGCCTGCGGTCACCGCGGTGTTGGTGATGCTGAACTGTGTGCCCGTCAAAGTTAGGCCAGTGCCTGCGGTGTATGTGCCAACGCCAGAGAATTGAACCCAAGTGACCGCAGTCACGCCCAATGTGCCGCCGGGATCGACCGTACAGTACCAGCCTGTGTCGCCGTTAATTGTTCCCTCTTCCACAAACACAAATGCTGAAACCAACTGGTTCCATGTGTTTGCATCAGATGAGCGACTCCATGCGCCAGACGCAGAGACGTAGATGCCGTTTTGCGATGCTGTGCTTTGGTTCTTGACCAAAACACGACTGCTTGATGTTGTGATGCCATCAATCGTTTGTTCGCCTGACAACGTGATGTTCGCAGTTGTTGCAACCAACACTGGAGTTTTGACATCGAACCCTTGAATCGCATTGTCAACGTACTGCTTGGTTGCCAGTTGCAAGGCGCTTGTTGGGTCTTGCGTGACCGTGACCGATGTCAGGCCAGCCAATGTGGATGCTGTAGCGCCTAACGCTACGTTGGTTGAGCCAATCGTCACAGAGCTGTTTGTCAGCGCGGAGTTGGCAATGTTGCTTAACGTGCCACCCAAAGTCAAACTGCCAGAGCTGGTGACCGTGCCTGTCAGGGTCAAACCGTTGACCGTGCCAGTACCAGACACCGAAGTCACGGTGCCCACGCTCACTGAACCGCCAAGCGACGTCACATTGCCGTTGATGGTGATGGTGCTATTGGTGAGCGAACCGTTGCCGATGTTGGTCAGTGTGTTGCTTGCGCCGCTGATCGTCTTGTTGGTCAGCGTTTGCGACCCAGCCAACGAAACTGCGTCGGTGATGCCGTACCCAGCAATTGTTGTTGGGGTTGATGTGATGGACGACCATGCAGGCGTCACCGTGGTGTTGCTGGCCGCAGTCAGTTGGCCTTGGGCGTTGACCGTGAAAATGCCAACTTGGGTGGCCGAGCCATACGTCCCAGCGGTCACGGCTGTGTTTGCCAGAGAAATAGTGCCAGACGATGTGATCGGCCCACCTGTGAGGCCAGTTCCCGTGTCAATTTCAGTTACCGTGCCACCAGCAATCGCCGATGCAGTGCTGATTGACGTGATGCGGCCAAAGGAATCAACCGTGACCACTGGAATTGCGGTTGTCGATCCAAAGGTGCCTGTTGATGTGCCCGTGGCAATCAAATTGATGGTTGGATTGCCTGCGGAGGCGTCGCCATTGGTCACGCCAATGTTGCCCGTTGTGCCAACAATCGCTCTTGATGTGAACGCGCCACCGCTTACGCCCAAAATTCCCGTTGAGCTAGACGTCGATTGAAAGCTGGTGAGGTATGAGCCAAGATTGATTTGCGGGTTCGCAGCGACGCCATCGCCATTGGTGACTGCCAACCCATTGCCGACAGTGATTTGACGCGCTGTAAGCGTGTTTGTGGCCGTTTTGGCCATCAATCCATTGCCCACAGTGTTCAAACTTGGCACTGAACCCGTCAACGAGATAGACAAAGTGCTCTGCGCACCGTTGTCGGTAATTGACAACCCACTGCCCACGGCCAAATAGCGCGAGTTTGCCAAGCCCGATTGCTGCGTGGCCGTCAAAAAGGTGTATTGCTGATTTGGGACAGACGCAATTGACCCCGTGCTTGTTTGCACGGTGACGCCGTTTTGAACAATCGGCACTGCTTCAGAACCCGTGAGGGCTAGAGCATTGGGTAAATCGGTGATTTTTACTTGTGCCATATCACGGTTGCAGTTGGATCACGTCGATGTTGCCATCGTTGTCGGGATCGTTGGTGTTTTGCTCGGTGCTGATGATGTAATCATTATCGCCCCCAGTCGTGATGTCGCTTGGATTAACTGCCACGCTGACGTCAGGCCGTGGGTAGGCCAAGTTGATGCGCTCAGTTTTGCGTGCTGGCAAGCGATATGGGTCTTTTTCGTCGGCACAGCCCTGCTGACAGACACGCAACCCCGGAAAGTTGGGGTCGGGCATCTGCTCAACGATTGGCCGCTTCATTTTGCAGCGGTCGCAAATAAAAATTGCGATGACTGCATTGCCTTCGGTGTTTAAAAAACGAGGCATTAAACAGTCCTTCCTTGCGCTGCAAGCGTTGCACGACGAGATGCGACGCGTTTTGCAATTTGCTCAGGCGTTTGCTTTCGTCCCTTTGCCTTTTTGCCTCCAGCAATGCAAGCATCAATTGATGGTGGCTTGGAGTTCTTGGCGTATGGACGAGGGACGCCTTTGGTTTTGGCAGATTTTTTTGCTTGCGCTTCTGGCGTCCATGCTAATTGTCTGTTTGCATGAAGCGCTGCCAATTGCGCCTCATTCGGCTTTCGCCCTAAATTTGCTTGACGAGTTTTTTCTACAGCCTCTGAAGATTTTTTCTTTCCCATGGCTGCCGCAGACATTTTTGCTTTTTGCTCATCCGTTTTTGGAATGCCTGCCATTCGTTTCTTGACTTCTTTGGCGATCTCTGTGCGAGCAACCTCATATAAACGAGAGTTGATATAGAAACCATCGTTGCCACGCATGCGTTTAATAGCATGCCACTGAGTGCCGCCATAAATCTTTGCCAGCAAAAAGTGCGCAATGAAATGTTCTCTGGCAGTCAAATTAACAAGATTTGACTGATCGTTTGACCCACCCATTGACTTTGGAGTGATGTGGTGGCGCTCTTTGTAACCATCAATTAACTGACGCGATTGGCACTTGGCGATCAAATCGTCATAGACTTTTTGGTAATTCATGTCTTGTACACAGTAATGATTGGAAATCATATTTTATCCAATCATTAGCGTGTATAGCAAGAAATATTCGGCGAAAAATATATTGGAGACCGGTCGCGCTCTTCCTGTTCTGCCATTTGAAAATACTTTTCAGCTTGGCCTTCCAAATATTGGATGCGTTGCAGTTGAATGGCAGGCAACGTCTGGCTCATTTGGTGAGCCAACATATTTTGAATGGCCATGAGCCATCGATCTGGCACAGCCAGTTGTCCGCTCAATGCGCCTACGTCTTCCACTTGCGACGAGTACCAAACGGTCATTTGAACGAAGGGGTCGCTTGGGGTCGGCCACAGCGTGATGGTGGTTTGCGGAATGGTACGGTTTACCCAAAACTGAAATGGTTGGTTTGCAGTAAAGTTTTTGTTTGGTAAGTTCGTATAGTCGTCTCGGTTCAACCGACTCATTGTGACTTCGGTCGAATTGTTGCCAACGTAGAACTCAGCGACGTTCAATGTGCCGCCAGAGGTTTCTCTCATGCGGTAATACTGTGCAGTCACACCGGGATCGATGTCGTACCACAGCCATTGGCCGCTCACCCATTGGGTGACGCCAGTGTCCAATAACGTAGCCCATGTTGAGCCATCGCTGGACGTCTCAAGCAAGATGTGAAAGCTGCCAGACGTCGCAGGCAAGATGCCGATTGAGCCAGCATAGATTGGGTTGTTTTGGCCGTAGTTGACGCCGATGTAGCCATTGGGCGATGTCTGTGCATCTGAGGTCAAGACGTTGTTGTCAAAGGCCAAACCTGTCACGCCCGACGAAGAAAAATACGAACCACCAGCGGCAGGAGTTGGTCGTGTCATCCAGCGATAGAGGGCGTTCAAGACGTCCACGCCACCCACGGGGAGCAGGTATTCATATTGGTCTGGGTTGAGACCGTAGACCTGCTTTTTGATGGCGAAGTATTGGATGCCTTGGTTGATCAGGTTGCTCAAGATCAAAAACAGCGACTGTTTGGCGCTTTGAACTTGCTCAACCGTCAGTTCCTCCGCCAGCTTTCCAGCACGACGCGCACCGTCATCAATTAAGTTTTGGACGGTGACGACTGTTTGCCCAACTGTGCCGCTATAAGCCATTTTTTACCTCACCAACCGGGGCATTTCCAGCGCTTCAGAGAAGCCTTGGCACGCTCCGCATCGCCTTTTGAATGTTCGACCACGCCCGACATGCGTGCGCAGAAGCTGTCTTTTCGAGCACCGCCTTGAGGCTGTGGTGCTTTCAGGTGTGAACCTGTCTCACGATTGTACTTATCCCGACCCTTTTGGGTAAGTCCTGCTCCACGTGAAACACTCAATTTTTCACCGCGTCCAACAGCCAGCGACACACCGCCGTCTTTCATCTTGGCAGTCTTTGCAGACTCCTTGAAAGCATCCGCGGTGGGTGCACCCTTGCTGCCGGGCTTGCGCATCTTCTCGCCAGAGCCATGAGCAATACGCTCTTGCTTGGCGTGAATATTGGCATAAAGTCCGTTTTTAGCCATAGATCACCAGCATGAGTTTTTGACTTTGCCGCCAGCTTTGAAGGGTGCGGGTTTGCCTTTGCCAACTTTTTCTGACCACTCCTTGCGGTGTGTGTCAGCCTTTGCCTTGTCACCACGTTTTTCAGCGGACTTGGCAAAGTCTCTCAAACGATTGGACTCGCCGCGTCGCTCCAAACGACCAAATTGCTTTTCGGATTCTGCTTTGTTGCCAGAAGCCTTTGCAATGTCAGCCATTTGACGATTGGCTGTGAGTTTGTTCACAAGTTTTGTGCTCTTGTGCTTTTTGATCTCAGACATGCGAGGAGCTGTGTCTTCGCCTTCGTCATCTTCATCTCCACGAGGATCGCCAACTGCTTTGTAGAAGTCTACGTCGCTATCGTAGTCATGAGGATTTGCATATCGACGAGGTTTAGGACGATCCTCATCAATGTCTGCCCAATCAATCTCACCACCAGATGCTTTCTTGGCTTTGCGCTTGACCGCATACGCAATCGCCACCGCCTGCTTCTGGGGTTTGCCAGCACGCATCTCAGCTTCCACGTTATGTGAAAAAGCCTTTTTGGATTTGGATTTGGTCAAGGGCATGATCAGTTACCGGGTTGAGTTGTGTTGACGTTATTTTGAATCAACTTACCAATAATGATTGCGCCAGACAAAATAGCAGTTGAACTGGTTGTTGCAATCTGCCATTGAATGTCTGATTTTTGCGGGTATGCGAATGGAGCCGATGATCTATCAATCACATAAACAGAACTAAAACCTTGGGTCAATACGTTGTATTGAACGCCATTAACGGTTTGCTGCACGTTGTAATACATGCCATTGCCACTGCCCAAAGTGTTGTCTGAATTGACTTCAACGATGTTCAGATAAAAAGTGTACCCAGCGGGGACTGAATAAATACTGGCTTGATTTTTGCCAACCTTTGGATTGATTTGAGCAACAATGTTGGTGCCTTGTTTAAAAGTGATTGTTCCAACATTGGTTACTTGAGATGTACCAACAGATGCCATGATGACTGAGTTAACCCGGTAATAACTGTTTACCGATGTAACAGCATTTGTGCCATTCAAAGCAATTGTTTCTGAAAGTGGGTTGTAACTAGCATCTAAACCGCTGATTGTTACGGTAGCAGATGTGTTATCAGATGCAGATGAACTGACAATGGTCAATTGAGCAGCAGATGATGGGAATGTGTATGCAGTTGCATTTTCCCACATTGGAATTGGGGCAGTTGTTGGTGCAGAGGTAGAAGTTATACCGCCGTTATAACCAAACAAACTAACGTCGCTGTGACCCAAAATCTGGTTGCGAGCAACCTGAAGATCGAATGGCTCATAGGTGCCAGCGCGAGTGATTGATGAAACGATTCCATTACTCATGATCTATCCTTGAAAGAAGTGGGAGCCGAAGCCCCCACCCAGTTTTAGCACATTCTGCCGCCGCGTTTTTTGTTGGGAGCAACCGTGACCGATTCTTTGGTCTTGGTCACAGCGCCGGGAGTCGATGGTGAGCCAGTGAGATAACTCTTGGCTTTGCCATACAACTCTTTGGCCATGCTCAACGGATTCAGAGCTTCTTCAAGTTCACGACTCGCTTTGTCTGAAACCGCTTTTGCATCAACATTACCGCCAACTTCTTTGTGAACCTTGCCACCTTTTTTGAAGGTGCCAGATTGCAGGCTGTTGGCCACGGGTCGGCTGACGAAGTGACGGGGCATTTTTACTGCTTTACCGTCATCAACGACATTACCGCCCGTGGCGTAGTGCTTTTTTGCAGCGTGACCACCATGTTTGTAGCCGCCAGCGTTGGCTTCACGAACACCACCAGTCATGCGGTTTTTGACGCCGCCTGTAGCTGTGTCAGCCGCACGATCTTCCCAGTCGCCACCTTCATATGTGTCGCCCTTTAAATGGCCTTCACGCATGTTTTTTTCGGTTGCGGCAGGGATAGCACCGCCAGTTGCTTTGTGGTGCTTTTTGGCGTGTCCGCCGTGCTTAAAGCCGCCTGCATTGGTTTCTTTGATGCCTTTGGTGCCGTGCGCTTTATCACGCTTGGCTTGGTGCATCTCGGTGTTCAAGTAGTCGTGCTCATTGCCTTCGATGGTGCCGTGCATTTTGATCTTGCCTTTATTGACTTTCTCGTCAGTATCAGCAGGAATTGCGCCACCAGTTGCCTTGTGGTGCTTGTGGGCATGGCCGCCGTGCTTGTAGCCAGCGGGTTTGACTTCCTTGATCATGCCAGTGCCATGGTGCTTGTCGTGCTTTTGACCGTCAACCACTTTGGTTTTTTCGAATTTCTTCGCATTGCCTTCGATGGTTGTTTTGGTTTCGTCACGATCAATCTCGCCGCCCGAAGCCTTGTGAGCTTTGCCGCCGTGCTTCAAACCATGAGCATGTTTGGAATGCTCGTGATGTTTCAGCTCTTTTTCGACCTTGTGAATCTCTTTTTCAACCTTGCCGCCTTTGGCGTACATGTTGGGATTCATGGCCTTGCGGCGTTCAGCCATAGAAGGCTTTTTGGGGGCTTTGCCATGTTCAGCTTCAAAAGCCTCATGAGCGCCGTGCATCATGCCGCCAGCGGCCTTGTGCATGGACATATGACCATGCTCACCGTGGTGCTTGGCCGCAACTTTGCCACCTTTTTTGAGTTTCAGAATAACTGAAGGCTCATCGGTGAACATTTTCACCATTGGTTTAAATTGACCCATTGTGGCCTCCTATTAGGCTTGAGTTACACCAAGAGCACCAGTGCGAGTCGCATTGGGGCCTGTGGCAATACCGGGCAAAGCAATCACAGCCACCAAGCGTTTCACGCCGTTTGTAGCGGTGGAAGGCAGGTAAGTGCCTCGCACGTCGCCAGTGGTCGATGTAGCGGGTGTGGTCATGTCTGCGGCAGTGAATGTGCCTGTATCGTTTGCAAGGGTGTTGTTCCAACCCACGCGAACCATGTAGCCAGCATCAAATGTGCGCAATGGCAAGCCAAGAATATCAGTTGTGCCGACAGTAATTGCCACGGGCAATGCGCCGCTGATTGCAATGCTGGAAATTTGGTAGAACGCTTTTCTGCCAGAGACGTTAGCCACGGCAGAAGAGGTTGTACCAGTTGCGATCACTTCGGTCATTGGTTGGCCGTAGTAGTCATAACCAGACACTGTCAAGTTGCGGCTTGTGCTGATGGTGCCAGAAGCGGTGGTCAACTGAACAGCGCGTGCGACGTCCAATTGGATCACTGTGGTGCCGTCTGTGCGAACAACAGACTTGGCAGAAGTACCAGCAGTCAGCGTCAAGTTGCCAGCAGCAGCAGGGGTCTGCGAAGCGGCAATGTTTGCTGTTTGCAATGTTTGTGGAACCATGTCCCAAACGTACTCACGACCCAAAGGACCAACGCCAACTTCCATTGGTGAAGGATCGCCGAGGCCAGAGTTGCCAGAGGCAGTGATTGTGATCGAACCAGTGGCTGACGAAGAAGCACTCAAGTTGTAAGTGCCTGTGCCGCCTGCACCAGTGCCGAAAGAAGTGATGTATGACCCAGCAGTAATGCCAGTGCCAGACACGAATTGGCCGAGAACCAAAGAGTCACCAGAGTTCATGGCGGTCACAGTCATGACCGTGCCAGTCACCGAACCAGTGATCACCGCTTCAGAGTTTGTGTTGTTTGTACCAATGTAACCTTGGGCAGTACCCAAGAATAGGTCGTCGCTAAATTGAGGCATTTTTTTCTTCCTTGTGGCTTGAACCACTCAGGGTTTAAAAAAAGGGCTGGCTTTTTAGACCAGCCCTGTTTGGTTTAGACGCCGGGTGTACCGTAGGCACAACGGGGGTCTGTGTAGCTGATATCGTAACGCTCGGTCGCTTTGTAGCGCATAGAGTCGGTTTCGAAGTCGCCTTCCATGGTTTTTTCCAGACGGCGGCGCATCAAGAGCTTGAAGCCCTCGGGAGCGTCGGTCTGCACCCACCATGCTGTCGAGCTGGTCAAACGACTCAACACGGCAGCGCCTTCGTCCAACAAACCAATGGATTTCACTGGGTTGATGTCGTTGTTGGCGTTACCAGTGCGGAGCACAGATTTCAACAGCACTTCAGCTTGGAAGATGTTGCCAGGAGCCACGATCAATTGACGTGGAACCAAACGGATTTTTTTACCGTTGTTGTCAACAGCTTGACGGATTTGGATCAGCATTTGTTCCAAAGAAGTTTGGGACAAAACAGCGGCGGTGGCCAACTGGTTGCTGAAAGTGCCGTTCACGATGGGGTGAGCAGTGTTGATCAAAGAAACACCATCACCGCCAGCGTATGTGCTGTTGAAAGCGGTATTGAGCACGTTAGCGGCCAACAATTCTTTGGTTTCCACCAAAGACTGTGCCAAGTGGCGTGCATAGACTTGACCCAAACGAATGTGGTCACCGTCCTCGACCAACACTTTGGTCAAAGCGAAGGCCAAGCCATACACTTTGTACACATAGCGTTTCAAGAACAGAACACCACCTTGTTGGTAGGTCACTGGAGTACCGTCGGGCAACTGGGGAGCTGCACCGAACCCGTACAAAACGGGTTCTTCGTGGTAGTTACGTGGAATGCCGTCTTCTTCACGGAACACACGGCTCCATTCGTCGGCACGTTGGTCATAGACTCCGTCGAAACATTCGTTGAGGATAGGCTCAACAATCGAACGGAAGTCCGTACTGCGCATCGGGGCTGCCATTTGTTAGCTCCTTAATTAAACAACTGCTGTAGTAGCAGCAACAAATTGAACATATGGCAATGTCACACGAACGATCGTGTATGCATCACCCCAAGCGTTGTCCACGTAGGGAGCCAAGTCAACCACGCGCATTTGACCTTGTGCACCGACCGTTTGAGCGGATGCAACAGCCAAAGTAGCTTGCGACAGACCAGTGGTTGTGGAACCAGCGGTGATGTTGCTGAAGTTGTACTCGTTACCAATAGCGGTTTGCGCCAAAGAACCATCGGCTTGAATTTCGTACACGATTTTTTCGTCGTTGTAGAAATAAGCAACGCAAGAACCAGTTTGGTATGCGGTGCCAGAAGGCCAGTAGTTCGACACTCGGCGACGACCAGTGACGTCAGTCCATTCGACA